CCCCCCCCACCATGTCAGGGTTTGAAACTTTTAGGTGTACCCTATAAGGATAAGCCGCGAATTTTTTTTTAAATTTTTTAAAGAGGTGTAAGGTTATGTTGGATCAGTATAAAGGAACGGTATTAGAGTTGAGTAGGTTAGCTCCTATGTTAGGTCAGGTTTTGATCCATCATAGGAATACTAGGGGTCAACCGATGAGTTTTATAAATTATCCTAGCTTGCCAAGTTTGTATAAGGATTTGCCACAGAAGGAAGGAGCGGATATATGTAAGGCTGTTCAGACGGGATTAAGTGAGTTGATGATAAACTTGTGTTTTTATCATTCAGGTTTTCAGGGTCGAATAGTAGCTTATGTTTTGCCTACATTTGGAGGACGTGATCGATTTGTAGCACAGAGGATTAATAGGATATTGTTGCAGAGTGAAGGTTATAGGGAGTTATTACCAAGAGGCAAGGAGACAGGAAATAATAAGTTGAAACGTTTTGGAAGTGGTTCAATGTTATTTTTGGGAAGTAATACACCTGTAGATTTTGTAGAATTTTCGGCTGACACTTTGATAATAGATGAATTAGATCAGTGTGATCCGGTAAATTTAGCAAAGGGAAAGGATAGATTACGTGCTAGTAGTGATCCCAAGATGTATAGGTTAGGTAATCCGACCTTACCGAATATGGGTATTAGTAAGTTATATACAGAAGGAACTCAAAGGTTATGGACTACTACATGTAGTCATTGTGGAGAGTGGCAAAGTATAGATTGGTTTGAAAATGTAGTATATAAGACTGATTTGGGTGAATGGCTGCCGAGAGACAAGAGGGTTTCGTTGAAGGGTGAAGAGTGGAGGTCATTTAAGGGAAATATAGATCCAGTTTGTAGGAAGTGTTTAAAACCATTTAGAAGGCATAGGTGTGGGGAGTGGGTAGCAGAGTATGAGAGTAGGGAAAGAGAATCATATAGAATGACACGTTTAGATGTATTGAGTGATCCTTTGTTAGATTTATATAAAGAATGGATGTTAGCTCAGGGTGACATGAATAGATTATCAACATTTTATACATCTGTATTAGGTCAGGGATTTGAACATAGTGGTGCAAGGTTGACAACGGATCATATTCATCAGATAGCTATAGGAAACGAGTTAGATTATGGAGGAGGAGAAGAATATAGGGATAGAATGGTTTGTATGGGAGTTGATGTAGGAAGTGTTTTAAATGTAATGATCTCAGTAGCTAGGGAAGTAGAGGAGTTTGATGAAGAAGGCAACAGTTATATAGGATCGATAAGGGAGACAATTTTTGTAGGAGCTTGTAGACATTTTGAAGAGTTGCAAGATATGATAATAAGGTATCATGTAGATTGTTGTGTAATAGATAGTATGCCTGAAACGAGGAAGTGTCAGGAGTTAAGGGATTGGGCTATGCAAGAGACTGAATGTTTTGTATGGTTATGTCGTTTTCATCCTAATGCTAAGGTTAGTCATATAGAGTATGGCAGAAAGTTGAATTGGAGAGATAGAACGGTAACAGTGGATAGAACTCAGATAATGGATTTTACATTTGATGAAATAGTAAATGAGAAGAGGATAATACCAAGTGATGTATTTACGGTTTTAGGTTTTATAGATCAGATGAGAGCACCAGTAAGGGTAGTAGATGTAGAGAAGAGTAGGATTATTTGGACTGAAAACGGAAGTGCTGATCATTATCGTTTTAGTGATGTATATAATAGGGTTAGTTTTGATTTGATGAATATGAACGGAACATTTGGATAGTGATATAATAAAGAAAAGAGGTGTATTATGAGTATAAAGATAGCAAATAGAAGGCTAGAGATAGGATCGAAGAAAGAGGATCGTGTAGATCGTGGTTCGTGGGGTGGAATATCGAATAGGTCTAGAAAGGGTTTGCATTATTACACTGATTTATATGGTGGAAGTGATGTATTATATGGAGGTGATTATGAGAGAACGAATAGAGAGTTGTCAGATGGTCAGTTATGGGAGATATATAGAAGATGTTCAGATGTTAGGGCAAGTATAGATAGTATAGTTAGGAGAGTAGCTACTTTTGATTGGGTAGTGGAACCTATTCGCTCTCCTCAAGAAGATGGATGGAAGGAATTAAGTGATATCTGTAAGAATGGCACAGCTTTTTTAAGTATGCCGAGTAAGAACGGAGATACATGGCAAGAGATCATGACTGCATTTTTAACAGATGTATTAGTCTTTGATCGTGGCGCAATTGAAATTGTATACGATAAGAATAAGAATCTTAGCGAATTAGTTCCGTTGAGGGGTTCAACAATAGCTCCGGTTATGAATGAACATGGAAGGATAATAACGTATGAACAGAATATATATAGTAATGGTGATTTTGTTGGAAATATAGGATCTAGTGAAACGAGTATAGTAAAATTTAAGCCTAATCAGTTGTTATTTTTCAGTTTATATCCAAATACCACAGATAATATAGGTAATCCTTTGTTAGAAGCTTTGGTGAATGAGGTAATAGCTTTAATGAGAGGATCACAACATGCAATGTTAAGTTTGGATGCTGACGAAATACCGCCCGGAATTTTAGTTTTAGCTGGGATATCAGGACGTGCAGCTAATGAAGCTAAAGCTGATATGCAGATGTTGAGGGGTCAAGATCATAAAATAAGAGTAATGACAACACCTGATCCAAGTGGTATAGGTGCGAAATGGTTAGAGTTAAAGAGGACACCAAAAGACATAGAAATGAGAGAGTTAATAAGTGATATTAGAAGGGCTGTATATCGTGTTTTTGGTGTTCAACCTGTAGAGATGGGTATAAGTGAAGGTATAAATAGAGCGACAGCTCAAGCTCAGTTAGACGTGGCTAGTAGTCATTTGGTTACACCAATTCTAGAGTTGTTACAATCCAAGATAAATACTAGAATTTTGCCGTTGTTATTTGGAAAAGATATAGCGAAGGAAATACGTTTCAAGTTTGATAGAGAAGCTAGATTAAATGCAGACGATCAACAGAAGTTAGCAAGTAAACATCAGACGTATGTAAGAAATGGTGTAATGACTAGAAATGAAGTAAGAGAAGAGTTAGGTTTATTGCCTATTGTTGGTGGTGATGTTGCAACAATGGAAGTAGCTGGAATGCCTACACCGGTTCAAAATTTGGGTGAGGCTGATAGTATCCAGTTGGATGGTGGTAGTAGTGCGTTGGATGGTGGAAATGTTGAAGTAACGGTAGAACCAGCTAAGCCAAGTGAATATGAGGATATCATTTTAGATTAAAATTTATGAATTCAAACAATAAAAAAATATGTTATAAGTGAATGTAATGAGAAGTACTTATGAATTTGTTTATATCATCAACAGTAATAGAAACCGCTTTAAGGGATATCTTAAAAAGTGGTGATTACTCTATAAGAGAGTTGGATAGTTCTATAGCTGGAATTTTTGTAGATAAAGAGCCAAGTAGCGGAATAGAATCAGACAAATATGATAGAAGGTTTTATGTTAGTGTGGTTAGTGGGAAGTACTACTTAAATGGAAAAAGGCATGAAAGACTTACTATATATAGTGGTTACAAGTATGTATTTATTCAACAAGCAGAAAGCAACATAACTCACACAATGGCTTTTAGTACTACTCAAGATGGGGTACATAATGGAGGTGTAGAGTATACAGAAGGTGTAGAGAGAATTGGGGAAGTAGGCACAAAGCAACATGAATTAGTATTAAACACTTCTAATGAAACTCCAACCTTGTATTATTATTGTATAAATCATGTTGGTATGGGTGGAGAGATATCTCTTATTTCGGAGGATCGATCCTCAGAGAAAGATAGTGAAGATGAAGAGAGTACAGAGGATATGAACATTCAAGAGTTCAAACGTCAAGAGGACAAGTTCAAGACTAAAAAAGAAGCTTATGAAGCTTTAAGTGAAACGACAAAGAAAGTTATAGATAATAAAGTAAGAGATCATAATGAAGAAGTAGGATCTGATAGTAGTAAGAGAACAACTTCATTAACTTTAGCTATGGTTTATTGGAGAGGAATAGGCGCTTATAAAACGAATCCACAGAGTGTAAGACCTACAGTCACATCTGCTGAACAGTGGGCTATAGCGAGGATCAACAGTTATTTATATGCTTTAATAAATGGAAAATATAGAAGTGGAAAGCATGACACTGATTTACTACCAAAGAATCACCCTATGAGCAATAAAGATAGAGCTGTTGGAGATGTAGATCCTACAAACTTTCCGAAGAGTGGGGATGATAAAAAGGTTTCTCTAAGAAATAGTATGTATCCGGTATTTGATCGAGATTTTGTTGAAATGGTTAAAAATGATTATTCAATGATTTGGAATCGTGGCGGTAATATATTAGGTAACAAACAATATAGTAGGTTATCAAAGGTATTAGATCAAGGAGGAGTAGTAGAAAGTGAAACGGATGAAGAGGCGATCAGACTTCGAGAAGCTTGGGCGGCTAGACACTTAGAAGATTTTAGAATAGCTGGTGTTATTGCACAAATTAAATGGTATGTGATAGGATCAAAAGGTGAAGAGTATATGAAAGATTTAATACTTGAAGAAATAGAAAAAATTGATAATAAAGAGGAGAGAAAAATGAAAACTGAAAATTTAACATTCCGTTGTATATCTGAAACAGAAGATAACGGTAATCGTGTTTATCGTGTTGAAGGTAGAGATAGAATTCAATTTGGAATGAATGATATCAGTGTAAGAGCTTTTGATGAAGATGATAACGAGATTGATGTTGAAGAAACATTACGTGCTATAAATGGTCGTGGAAGACCGGCTAAGTATTATTCGATTGAAGGTATAGCTAGTAGTACTTCAATAGATACTTATGGTACAGAAATGTCTTATAATGCACTTATGGAAATGCAAGATCAAATGACTAAAGGAATTCCATTACTTCCAAGACATACAAGTCGTGCTAATGGTGGAATGGCTGAATGGGATGAAGTGATCGGTAGAACTTATGAAGCTGATATAAGAAATGATGATGTATTAAGCCCAGCTAATACTAGAGATAATCAATATTCATTATTAGTTCGCTCAAGATTATATGGCGAAGATTCAATAGCAAGAGAGTTAGTAAAGCGATTGAGAAGAGGCGAGCCTATTGGTCAATCTATAGGCGGTTGGTTTAATGATATGGAAATCATAGAGAACCTAGAAGGAGAAGTAGAAAGAGTTATTATTAAATCAGTCACACTAGATCATTTAGCAATAACAAGAGCCCCAGCTAATCCGGATTCTGTAGGATTGGCAACCTATTCAAAGGATAGTAAATTAATTTCAAACATTATAACAAATTGGAGATCTGAAATGGAAACCAAAAAAATGAAAGCTGAAACAGAGAAGGAAAACAAATTACAAGAATCTAATGAAGTCCAAAAGATAGAAGTTAGTGATCTTGTGAAGGATGATATGAAAGAGTTGAGTAAAGATCCTACTAAGATCGAAAAACGACATATATCTGAAATGGAAGAGACAGAGGATAAATATATTATTACCTTTGAAAAAGCTATGATGAATATGGATGCTCATGAAGGAATGCATGAGAAAATGGAAGAATACATGAAAGAGTATATGAAAGAAGAAGGCATGCAAGAATACATGAAAGAAATGCTAGAGAAGAAAATGGGTGAGTATATGGAAGAGTTAATAGAGAATAGCAAAATGACTTTTGATCAACTAGCAAAATCAAATGATAGTGATGTTGAGAATAGAGAACTTGATCACACCTCAGTAATAGTAGAACCTATTGTTGATGATCAAGATATAGAAGGTGGAGAATCGGAATTAGCTCCGACACCTGAGAATCTAGAAGATAACCCTTTTGATTTAATAGATGGTCGTGACGTAATGCGTTTTTATGATGATTTACCTCTAGCTTCGGAAGAAGTTCCTTTTGAGTGGAACGTAACAACTCAAGATGAGGTATTAGGAGAAGGTTTAGACAATTGGGATCGTTATGCAATGGCACATATATACGTAGATAGCGAAGCTAACCGAGAAACAAAGGGAGCTTATAAACTTCCTATTGCTTTGATGATTAATGGTGAATTAAGAGTCGTATGGAACGGAATAAAAGCAGCTATGGGGGCTTTGAATGGTGCAAGAGGTGGGGTTGACTTGCCGGAAGGTGATAAAGAGAAAGCATACAATGTATTGAGCCAGTATTATGCGAAATTTGAAAAAGAAATACCCGAATTAAGGGATGAAAACGAAGAAAGTAAAAAAGAAAATATAATTCAAGAAAATAATGTTATACTATCAACAGAAAACAAAAAGGAGAATTCCATGAACGAAACAGACATGAAAAATTTGGCTGAACTAATTGGTCGATCTATCTCACAAGGTCTAGAGCCTTTATCTGAAAGAATCGAAAAGTTAGAATCACGATCCGCAGTTGAACCGAAAGTAGAAGCTACAAAAGAAGTAGAAGCTATTCAAGAGATACCTAAAGATGTTGCTGAGTTGCGATCAATCATTGAAAAGCAAAATGAACTTATTGCAAGAGCATTAGCAGAACCACAACGAACTGGAATAGTTCATGGTCAACTACATAGAGGAATTGGAGCTACTACAGCTATCGAGAATCTAGTAGAAAGATCAGCTAAAGAAGGTTGTGTATCTTTATCAGCTATCGTAAAAAGACATAAAGACTTATTGTCAGAAGAAACAAACTTAAATACAGTATCTGTTCATGTGTTGAAGGATCTACTTGTTAGTGGATTACGTTCAGCGGAACAAGATGGTTTATTAGGTGCTGTCGATAGTACATGGTTATAATTAAACATTTAAAAAAATAGGAGTTACAAAATGTCAAATTTAGGATCAAGCTGGTTAGGTAGTTCAGACGCTACAAAGCAACGTTTTGAACGTGCTTTGAATGTCGGAAATGCTGGAACAGCTTTACTACAAACATTTATCAATAGAACAGTTCAACAATTAACACTTCGTGAATTCGGTCTTCAAGCTGTATTGCCAAGACGAGCCGGAAGTGGTGATGCTGAATATATTAACAGAAGAACAGCCGGAACTAATGGAGCTGATTGGCTTGCTGATACAGCTGCAGTAACGGAAGAAAATGGTACTTATGCACAGGTTTCATTTCCTTACAAGTCTCTAGTAACTAGAGGTAAAATCACTAGAAAGTTGCAAGCTACTGGTAGAAGTTATGCTGATATCCTTGCACTTGAAATGGCGGCTAAAGCTGAAGATTTTGCAAATGCTTTAGAAGTTGGTTTGATTAGTTCAAATTCTTTGGGTGGTGGTGCAAATGCTAACGCTCCTAGTGGATTCTTGACACTTATCCAACAAATCAATTCATTTGATATGTCTCAAGTAGTTGCAAATGCCGGAGCTACTACAGCTCCAGCTGCTATTACTTTGAGTAAGTTAGATGAAGCTATTGATTTGGTTAAAGGAAGTGCACAACGTGGAGATCTAGTTATCGTTGGATCTTTTGCCGGTATTCGATCAGTAAATGCAGCTTTGCAAGCACAACAACGTTTTAATGATGTAGTTGAAATCTCAGCTGGATTTAGAGTTCGTACCTATGATGGAATTCCTTTAGTTGTTTCAACCGCTATGCCAAACACATTAGAGTTTGGTAC